TATCTGTTACTAAATTTTGATATGATATGCGCAATTTTGCAATCTCTGCTGCATTCTTATCTGCATTTGCTGTATCTGCTTCTAATAATGCGTTTTGCTTATTAATGGTTTCTACTTGGATTGCATAAACTTCATCTGCGTATCTTTGTTGCGCAGCCAATTTAGCATCTGCATTCCCATTGGCCATATCCAATTCAACTGCGTATCTTGTTTTAGCATCTGCCATTAATTTATTATTGACATATTCAATTTGCGCTTGCGCTTTTTGGCTGCGCGTTAATTCATCTGTTTCTAATCTTTTATTTTGTTCAATTTGCCCATCAATTTCCATTGACTTTTTTTGGATGCGCAGCTTTGCAATTTGGTCATCTAATTTTGTTAGCTTATTATTTCTTTCAACTAAATCATTAATCTGTGATTGGATATTTATTAATGCCAATTGCCTTAATTCTTTATCGTATTGTTCTTGTGTGATTTTTTTATTAGCAAGATTTTGTTTTAAATCATTTAATGATTTTGAATAATCATTGGCAGTAAATTCTTGTTCCGCTTTTAGTGCATCTAATTGCCTTTTTGTTCTATCTTCAATTGCTTTTTTTCTTGCATCTTCTCTTTTCTGCCTTTCTGCTGCGGCATCATCTTCTAATTGGTTTGTTCTCTTCATAATTCTCTCTTCGACTTCTGCACTACTTGCCCAAATTTCATCCAATTGTAATTTTGCATCACCTTCTTTTTGTCTGATATAATCTTTAGCTGTGCCATTATCTATTGCTAATTTTAATTCACGCGCAGCAATTGCATATTCTTGTTTCGCAATACCTACTTTGCTCTCAAAATTTTTCCTTTCAATATCTCCTGCTTGATTTAATATTGCAATCCTTTCAGCATCTGTTTTTGTTCTGTCTTTTGAACTGATAATTAATTTTTTAACCTGCGCATCTCCGATTGCTTGTTGGACTTGCAAATCCCTTTCTGCATCTTCTAAATCTTGTGTCGCTTGCGCAAGGTTATAACTCTCTGATGCAGAATTTGCAATACCTTCTGCAAATCCACTAAAATCCCCCTGCAATAATTTACCAAGATTACCAATCACGCCTTCAAATGCACCGGATATGCCGGCCAATCCTCGTTCAAAGAAATCAAATACTGCTTCAAACTTTTGCATATAAACAAATAATGCACCGAGCGCAGCAATTAAGATTCCTATTGGATTTGTTTTTAATTTGTTACCAAGTTTATCCAAACCGGTACCAAAGATTGTCACGCCGCCTAATGCCTCTTTAAATGCATCTTTATAATTACCTACATTCCGCACATTGTTTCCAATGGCTGCTTCTTGCTCTTTTAATGTATCGGTTAATTTTTTTAATTTTTCTGTCTGCGCCTTTGTTGGATTTTGAATGCGGATATATTCCGCTGTCATTTCTTTTAACAATGCGCGATTTTGAGCGATTGAATTATTATTAAAATTAATACTATCCGTATTTCCTTTTTCGGCAGTTGTTAAATCATTTAACGCTTTTTGGTTTGTCTTATATTGTGTATTTAAAGCCGATAGCGCAGCTGTATTCTCACGAATAGCCTTTTGCCCCTCTTTTGTGGTTGCGTCTAATTTGCTCTGCTCATTGCGCAATTCAACAATCCTTTTTTGTATATCTTCTTGCGATTGTTTTAATGCGCCATATTCAATTGACACATTATAGACAACTGATTTTTCGTCTGCCATTTCTTTTGTTTAAATGGCGGCCATTTCTGACCGCCGTTAAATTACTCTTTTTCTAATCCTAATTCTGCAATCACAATATCAGAAACATAACTATTTTCCGTTCCCCAATTTGAAAATTGTTCTTCGGTTAATGTAATATTACCTTCCGCTAATTGAATCCCATATTCATTGCATAACTTGTAATAAGTTGAACACGAATTTGCATTTATTGGAAATGCTAATATTAAAACATCAATTTGTGTAATAGTTCCTAAAATTCCGATGCTACTTGGTTTTAACTGAATCATCTTTTTCCTCTTTTGAATTTAAAATTTCTTTTAGTTTAAATAATGCTTGTTGAATGGTTGCTGACTCATCCAAATTAAAACATCCTTTAGTGTTTGCAATGTTTAGTCC